TTCCGGTTGCCTCGGTATAAATGTAATTGGACATAATTTTTCCGTAAAAACTACCCAAATTATAGACGCACAAAGAGAAAAAGCCACCATTTTTAGTGGCGGCTTTCCCTAGACTATTATTCCTCTTATGGCAGGAATTCTAAGTCATAACCATATACGAAAACGTCCATAGTTGCAGCAGCACCTTGTGCTGTGCCAACGTTTACATAAAGGTTTTGACTAGTTTGAGCCGCAGTAGATGCAACAGTACGCTGTGACACTACAGTTGAGCTTGTCAATGCAGATAAAGCTGCATTTGAAACAATAGCAGTACCACCAGCAGCCGGTGCAGTAAATACACCAGCCAAAGCTGTGGTCAAACTAGTTGATGCGTCAGTAAAAATAACGTTAGAAACCGAATAAGAATTTGTGTTGATAATCGGTAAAACGGTATCGCCAGTTTGGTTAACGTTTACGCTCTGAAAAGACGCTAATAAACGAATAGCCTGGTTACTGGATAGGTTTGCAGGATGATTTGATACTGTTGTTGATGGGCCTGGATTTGGCATTTTCTATTCCTTTCCTATTAAGCCGCAACGCGACAAGCGAGTTCTGGATAAAGTGGGGCCCAGCCATATAAAACGTCTATACGAGTAGGGATCGAATCGTTGTTAATGGTGTATTGACGAACTACACGCATCGACAAACCGATGTCTTTATCAGACGCACGACCTGCAAAATGGACACCTTCAGGCAATTCTAAGTCAGCCATTGCTAATGTGAACGCATTTCTGTGCATTACGATGTTTTGTGGTGATACAACGCCAGTGTTGTTAAACGGTGTCACAACAGCACTTCCGCTAGTTGAAGCAACGGTTACGTTTTGGAACTGACCAGCAGTAATGATAGCTGGGGAAACAGTTACAGAAACTGCGCTAGAACCAGAAACAGATTGAGTAACTACAAAGTTACGCAGTTTGTTTGAGCCATAAGCCTGACGATTCTGTGGGTTAACAGCAAAAACGTTAGCGATGGTGATTACGTCACCTTGTTTCAAGTTAACAGTACCACCTGTTGGTGTGATGCTAATGGTTGAAGTTTGTGCCCAACCAGAAGTCAGCGAACCAGTGAAACTTGATGTACTTGTTGTTAAAGTAACGCCACTATATGAACCAAAGGTTTGTGGCACAACGTTTTGATCGAGCTTCCAATTCATGCCCGCAGAATCACGACCCATCAAGCCCTTACGGTATTGCTCACCAATTGCTTCCTGTGGTACGAACAAACCTTTTAAGCTGTTGACGATGGTTGCGCCAGTGAACGGCTCAACGATACATGATCTACGACCATCACGCGGTGCGCCTTCAGAATCAAGATATGCACCAGCAGTCAGGTAAGTAATCAAATCAGATGGTGGTGTACCAGCTGTACCAACAATGTTAGCAGTGTTGTTTTTAGCTGTTGTCATACCATCAAAGTCAATCTTGTTAGCAATAGCTGCAACAGCTGGCTTCAATACACGATCACTAAACATATCAAGGCTTAACGCTAAATCGACTGTTGTGAACTGTGTGTCAACGTGAAACTGAGTTGATAAAGTTACTGGTGTGCTTGTTTCGTTGAAATCTTCAACATTCAAAGCTGGGCCAGTAGTACCGATGAAACGACCAGGTCTGCGAACGTTAACAGTGTTACCAATCTTTGCGCCAACAACAGCAAATTGGTCATCATAGTTACGATCTACTTCACTAGTAAAAGTAAGTTCATTCTCCAAGACCATCAACGCCTCGTTGGTGATCTTGCTAATGGTTAGCAAGTTATTTGCCATTTTAATATCCTCAAAAAGTAGGTAAGAAAAAGTTTTTTACCGAATCTTTCCAGCTTTTCTAGCAGCCTTCCAAGCAGCATAGCTGCCATGATATTCGCCATTAGAATCTATCTTGACTTCCGTTGACGATGAAGTTGCCCGAATTGGTGAAATAGGACTCGGTGCATTTGATTTCATAGCAACAGCCGATGTTCCTGGCTTTCGAATCGCATCTTCGAATCTGCCTTCCAATTTACCTATCTCTCGCAATGCTTTAGCTTGTGACATTTCAGCTAATGATTTAGCCAAATCTGGATTCTCAGCCAAGTGATATAGGATTTTAGGGCCTACTTCACTTTCAATAATTGCATCTCTAACTAGGTCACTTACACCAATATCCGATGACGCAATCATATCTTCGTAATCCGGCAATTCTGCTTTAGCTTTCTCAATTCGTTGTGCCCAAGTCTGTAAAGTCTTGTTGCGTTCCTCATTGGCTCTGCGTTCTGCATCTTGCTTGTCACGATTCCGCAAGGCATTTTCCGCACTATATTCAGCTAATGCTTTTGCATATTCAAACGCATCATCAAACTGACTAGGCTGCGGCTCTACAAACTCGTCATTAGACGGTGCTTGTGGATTAGCCTTTGCTTCATACTCTTTAAGCCTGGCTTCTAAAGATTCCCTTGCTTCACGTTCTTTTCTCGCATCTTCACGAGCTTGATCTCGTTGGCTAGTTACTTCAGAAAACCGTTTTGCAAGTTTAGGTTTGGATTTCCCATCCTCTACTGCCTTTGCCTCTCCTTCTGCTTGCTCGGGTTCACTCTGCGATGTTTCTTCCTCTACCGGCTCTGTTTCAGCTTCTTCAGCTACAGCCTCGGTGGTGGATTCCTCAACAGCTAAACCTAGTTTTTGAGCATAAAAATCGGCTGCATTTTCGTTCGTTATTACAGTTGACATGAGTTTCCTCAAGGATTTACCCAGTGCTACCTCACTGGTAAGGTTTTCAGTATCTTAATACTAATTTTTCTATTGTGCAAATGGACTTTGCCCGTCATCAATATCTGTTGCCGCAACATTAGCATATTGCATTTGTTCTGCATTCCGCTTTTCAATTTCTTGTATCAATCTTTGCGTATCCATGTGATGAACCATTAGTTCCACAATTGCATCAATTTCTGTCTTATTCTGGCTAGTTATTGCCCTAGTATTCTGGTCATTAACCTTAACTTCAGCCATTGTTTCAGTATTGTGCGCTCTTGCTGTCACATCCATTAGCTTACGCTTATTAGCCCCATCTTCCTTAATCTGAGCCACTTGTGAACGATTGTTGATTTCAAGTTGCATTGCAATCAGTTGATCCTGCAATTGCTTGTTCTGATCTTCCATCTGCTTCATCTTCATCTGTGCCATCGGTGGAATCTTTGATTTCTCATCAATCTGAGCCATCGGATTCATTGCAGCCAAACGGTCAGCAATAACGTCAGCACCAGGGAAATCCATATTACGAATAAATAAATCCCCTGCAATTTCCATTAATTTTTCGCTGCCTTGCATTAATGGCATCATGGAATTGACAGCCTCCAAACGCTTAGAGTTATAGCCTGGGCCTGTATCCATTACAACGTCATATTGCCCAATAGTTACGTCATTTAGAATTTCGTAAACGCCTTCTTCTGTTTGGCTTGGCTCATTAATCGTCACCATTTCTGGCTGTGCATCTTCACCAATAATTCGCATTACACGCTGACTGTCGTAAATATGTGGGATCAAATCAAGCAAAATCTTGCCGGTATACTTAATCGAACGAGTTAAATTGTCGTAATAATGGTAATTTGTTAAGTCAATCTGTTGCTGCTGCCCCATCAACGCCTTGCCGCTAATGTTGCCTGTCTGCATTTGGCTAGGATCAAATACGCCTAACACAGCTTGTAAGTCATCATTAATTGACGCAGATGCAGCCATGATTCCTGCTGGTGGTGGCTCTGGTTGCAGCCTGGATGGAACTGGGGCTGGTCTACCTTCAATATCTGTCTGCTTATAACGCAATACAGGCGTTGACTTGATGTTTGCTTGCGCCCATTCGTTTTCATGGTTTTCATCCTGACCTTCAGCCAGCAACCATTTAGCTTTAGGGGCTAATGCTACTGACTCGGTAAGGCTTGTCTGCCAAAAGTTATACATACGCTGTGGGTCTTTAGCCATGCGTACCAAGCCATATTTCTTGCGCTTGCTATCAACAAATAACCTTTGACCATATACAGGAACGACAGGAATATAACGCCCAGGCCACTCACTTTCTTCTAACACTTCCATTGCGGTTAACTTGCACCACTTAATAATTTTTTTGTAAGACTCACGTTCATCAACAACAATAATGCCGTTAGCAGCCATCATTTCAAGCTCGTCAGCCTTTAGTTCGTCTTTATATAGCTTTGTGCCATCTGACAGCATCAATAGCGTTGCTGCTTTGCGTTCAGTGTAGAAGTATTCAGCAATCCGAATATCCTCTTTCATTACCCATTCGGCTGATACGTCACCAGTTCCACGATGTGTAAATCCAACGCCATCATCCTTTCCAGGATAAAGACTTCTAAATACATTCTTAGGAATTACCTCAGTAATTAAGCATTGTTCTGCATCTGAGCCATCCGGCAGGATTGAGTTCGGATCAAAATAAACCGTAAACGGGTTATGAATAGGCTGAATGTAGATTTCCTGATCGAACGAATCTTCACGAACGTAGTCAGTAACAATACGCCAATAGCCCCAGCCCATGCGTACAGCGTAATCAAACGCTTCGTCATAGGCTGTGTCTGCGTTGGAATTTACTTCTATGTGACGGCAAATGCCTTGGAGTATTTCTGCAACCTTTTCATCCGACTCATTATTCATTCCATGAACTTTGATTCTAGGACGTTGTTGGCGTTGCTGATTTGTAATCTGTTTAATGTAAGCATCAATCTTGTTGATGGTCAAACAAGGACGGGCTTCTAATGTTCTGCTGTTCTGTATCTCTACAGGCCATTGATCGCCAGCAGCAAACTTTAAATCCTCTTGCGCTTCGGCTCTATTGTTGGAATCAGCGTCAGCCGCTAATTGCAGGAATTTCTGTGCGTCACTAATGCGAGGATCAAACTCGTCATCGTATTGGCTACCGTTGTCATCTGCCATGTTAGTTCATCCAATTGGTTGGAAGTTGATAATTTGTCTTTTTCGGTGCTAATTTTCTAGGCTCATTAACTATCAAGCCAACGTATCGCCAAGCATCTGCACCATGTGAATAAATGTCATGCACAGGATTCTTGCTGAATTGCTTTGTTTCTGGGTCAACATCATACCGATAATGACGCAAACATTGTAGCCCCTGGTCACAGTTTAACTTATCAAAGTAACATTTAGGAAATATTGTTCTTGCTGCGTTTATCGAATCAACCACAGATACCTTGTCAACAATCTGGACTTTATATCCTGCTGCTCTAACGATTTCCTCAATACTCCTACCGTTTGCAGCCAATGTTTTATTCTGAGCATCATGTGGTAACCATAGTGTGTCGTAAACGTACCCAAACTTCTGCATTTCAGCCAGATACCAAGACATAGTTTGTTGGCTGTTTTCAATATATCGGATAACCCGTATTTCCATTGAAATAAATTGTATGAACCAAATTGCCGTATTGTCAGACCACCCTAAGTCAAACACAGCATGAACTGGCTTTGTAGGATCGTAAGGTACTCTTGTAATACGTTCCTCTAAATCTGCCATTTCCATTTCTTTACCGAATACCGCACCATCTACAGTTCTACGGCATAAGCCTTCCCAGACGTTTAGATAATCGTTGTGATCTCTAATGCGTAGTGAATCTTTTTCTAATCTTAGCGTTTCTGGAAACCAAGGATTATCTGACCAATTGATTTTGACGATTTTGGCATCTTCTGGCGCATTTACTACAAACCGCTGATAAGTTTCATCTGTTTCTAATTCAGGATTAAAGCTAATCCAGACTTCGCTGCCTTCTTTACGGATGGTAGGAATTAAAATATTCCACGACATTCGGCTGGTTGTCTGCGCTTCCTCAACCCAGCATATATCTACACCTTCGTAAGATTTAACGTTGCCAACATTGTTCTTTAGGCCGACAAAGCTAAACTCTGTGCCGTTCTTGCCACGAATTGATGTTTGGGTAATTTCGTAGAAACCTAGTAACCCCAGGCTTTGTATCTGGTCACACAGTAATTTGTGGACAGAATCTCTGATAGATGTTTGGAACTCACGAGCGCACAAGATACGCAGTTCTGACTTAGCCCCAAGAATTAGCAACGCCCTGGCTATTCCCCAAGATTTAGCACCGCCTCGACCACCATACAATACTTTGTAGCGGCTTTTCTCAAACAGAATTGACAGCTTATGCGGAAACTCAGCCTTTGCTATAGCAGCACTTAATTGGTCACTCATCTGGCTTTATAAACTTGACTTCAATGCCTTGTAGCAACGGCACACCATCTGCACCTGTAATCTCTGTCTTGGTGCTTTCTCTGTATTTCTTTGGAAACCTGGCTGCCATGCTTCTAGACCAAATAGATGAGTTCAATTTCTCACCGTCTTTGTGTTCCAACATATAACGTTGAGCCATTTCTTCCCACCAACGTAGCTCATGTTCTTTGGCTAACTCCAAGGCGTGTCGAAATTCCTCGTGTTCATCCACCCAACGGTAAATAGTGCGAGTACCCACTTCCAGCATTGAGCCGATAGCTTCTACACTTTTACCTAGCTTTCCAAGTTCGATAACTTTTTCGCAATACTCTGGAAGGTATTTGCTTGGTCTGCCAACAGGTTTAGTTTGTTCTACTGTGTCAGTCATACGTCACGTTTAACCGCTGTGTTTAATGCGTTAATGAATGCGTCTAAAGTCTTGTCAGCATCGTTAGAATGTTGCTTGCCGTCTTTATATTGGCTTGCTGACTCCTTTTGTTCCAAGGTAGATGGCTTTACTAATCCGTCCAGCGGCATATTCTCGTTCGAGTGCATTTTCTAACTCCTTTTTAACTTTAGCTGAATCTATTGTTGGCAATTGACTAATCTTTATTGCTTTGGCTTTTCCCTTACCTCTGGAGTTATCCACAGCACGAATTTGGACTTTACCGTTATCTTTATATATTCTGTCTAAATGCTTAATTGTTTCTAATGCACCAACATGAGTTTTTAAGAATTCTGTTAGCGGTACTGTGCGACCAGTTCCTAATTCTTTTTCCATCTTAGACGCTCGTTGTAGCGCACCATTTACAAACGCATCTAACGGATCACGATAAGTATATAAAACTGTTGCTTTTTTGTTAGCCTTTAATGCTTCCTCTATCTTTTCCCTGGAAGTATCTAGCTTTGCCATATTTGTGTCGTAAACCACACCAGCATTTTGTACGGCTGGATGATCCTTCATTGCTTCTAGTGCAGTTGATTTACCTGCCCCTGCACCACCAGCAGTAAACAAAACATCACCACCATCGCCCTGGGCTAGTTTCTGAGCAAACAATTGTTTAATGAACTTGCTTGCTGGCTCATGTACGTCACTAGCTTTTGTACGGTCTGCCCTGTAATCGTCTGACAGTTCCCTGGCTATATCTGTATTTAGTACCTTGCCGCCTTCTGTGCCTTGTAATCCAGCGTATTCCGCAACCATCTGCGGGTATTGCTGCATTAGCCTTTGAAATAACTTTTGTTCGATCTGATTTACGCTGGCAGATGTAGCCGGATCAACGCCAGCCTGTTTTTGTTTAATTCCTGCTTCGTAAATGTCGGACAATTTAGGCATTACTATTCCTCTGGCGGCTTATTCTGGTCTATTAACTGTTTGTTAATCTCATACACGATAGGATTACAGACCTTGCCTGGCAATTCGTGCAACCCTTGAAATATAACGTTTATCTGTTCAACAGTTAATTCTATCGTGTACTTAGTCATTTTTTAACCTTTTTTGCAGCATAATTAACAGTTCCAGTTTTTAAGTGATGCTTTGGCTCGTTCCGCTGGGCCTTTAGCATTCTTAACAACGCCTTCCATCCTTGCACAAAATGATTTCTTGCGACCTTCGTCTGCTTTTGTCTTTGGATTTGGGGCTGGTGGCTTTAAATTGCTATTGTTCTTAGCGTTATATTCCGCACGACCTTTAGCTGTCATTCCTGCACCCTTTTCTGTAGGGTTATAGGTTTTGCCCTTGCCAGTAGTCTTATGCTCTATTGGTTTGTCGTGTTTTTTAGTCATTTTTTAGCCGTCTTAGCTGCTTGTTTAAATGCTTGGGTAGTTGGCGCACCTTTAGTTCCAGGCTTACGCATCTTCTCTACTGGCTCACCTTCTGCTTTTTGTCGCTCAATCCTTGCTTGTTTTTTATGAATATTCGCATATAAACCTGGTTTAGCTGCCATTTTGTTCCTCTATATAACAAATGTCTTGCCAAGACATGACTAAAAATCGTTCACCATTTTCAAAATACTCAAAATATTTTAAATATTCATCATCTTTTGATTTGCCCATTGTGCCAAATCTGATTCTTTCACCACCTTTTAGCGGATTAGGAACAAATTTGTTCTTTTCGTCAAACTTACCTTTACCAGCTGCGATAACAATTCCCATATTATCGGCTTCATCCATTATTACATCAATAATAGTGCTTTTTACTCTGGTTTCTGGCTTAACCACAACCTTGTCAAACATTGGAGTTAATCTCATGCTTTCCCCTTTGCCGGTCTGCCACGTTTTT